ATAAATTTACAAGCCTGAAAAGCGTTGATATTACTACATTTCAAGGCTTACATATTATTACATTCGCACTTCCATAGTTTTACATTACCATTTATTTCTATGGGTTAAAATGGTAATGGTAAATATTAACTGGAAATTAAAAGATAGGACTTTATACCTATATATTTTTTTGTCTAGACATGGTATAATTAATATATAAGGTAAGTAAATTATTTAAAGGAGTCGATTTTAAATGAAAAAAACATTATCTTTACAGACTCAAATTCAAAAAAAAATAAAGGATGAAATTAAAAATAATGGGTTCACAAATAGATTAAATCTATTAAACACTTTAAATGTTATGATAAAAGAGGCAGACGATTCAAGTGTACATGATATTTATTACAATACCTCACAATCAATAGTAAGTATTATCATTTGTGACATACCATCATTAACTCTTAAATATGGGACAAACTACGACCGTGACGGCATACAATCAAAACTTAGAGGACTTGCAGAAAATTGTAAAGATGATAATGGTGATTATATTGTAAGTGTTGCAACAACGCATGATTTAAATACAGCAATTATAAAAGATGTTAACAAATTGTTAAAAATTATTTAAGTTGTAAGATGTAAAATTGAAAGGGCTGGGATAGCTCTTATTTTTTTGTTTGTTTGTATACCAGAACCACAATACACGCGAATTTTAGACGCATTTAATAAATATGATTTTTTAACAGAATTACATAATAAATAGGACTCCGATCCTATTTACTTTTTAGAAAAAATGTAATAATATAATAGCAAGCAAATCTTTGTTCAATTCTAAAATTTGCTTAAATTTAAAACTACTTCGGCCAGTTCGGACTCCCCTCCGGTCTGGTAATTTTTTTGAGGTGATATTATGAAAGCTAAGTCAATTCATCTGGTCGACAGTAAACGGCGTGGCAGGAAAGAGAATAAAGCAAGGGAAGAAGCAGAAAAAAATCTATATTCTGGAATTTCTCTCAAGGAATGGGATGAAGTTAAGGACGATCCAGCTGCACATAAAGAATTTCAGAGGGTGAAAAAAGTGCTAAAGGCTGTGGACAAATGTGATGGATTGATAGAGACAACGATAAATATGTACTGCTTGTTATTCGCTGAATGCAAAGAGCTACAAAAGGACATTAAGGGTATGGTAAAATGGAAGAATGAAGCGCTAGGAATGGAAGATAAAATGGAAATTAGCAAACATATATTGGCAACTGAAAAATTATTGCTGGCAAAACGTAACCAATTATTTGCAATTCAGAAAGAAAATTCCATGACAATACAAGGCATGTTGAGGGCTATTCCTAAACAGCAATTGGAAACTGATGAGGTCGACGATCCAATGGAAAGTTTATTAAAGCGGAGGCAATAAATGAAGTATTGTAAATATGGAATTAAATGTATAACTTGTTTTGATAATAAGACATGCTATACATATAAAAGATCAATGAATATTGAATTTGGAGGTATGGTTAATATGTATAAGATTGCTGTTGATGACGGTCATGGGATTTCAACATCGGGCAAACAAACCCCAGATCATTACAAAGAGAATGAATTCAACCATTACACAAAATTACTTTTAAAGAAAGAACTGGAAGATAATGGGTTTTCTGTAATTGATTGCAGTCCCACGCGTGACGACAACACACTCCAAAGCCGCTGTAATATAGCCAATAATGCAGGCGCAGATATATTTGTATCCATCCATTACAATGCTATGGGTAGCATTTGGCGAAAATCTGGTGGGGGCATTGAGACTTATTACCATGACAATTCTGAAAAAGGAATTAAACTTGCCGGCTGCATCCATGACGAATTAGTAAAAAATACCAAACTTGAAAATCGTGGAATAAAATCCGATACGACACTGTATAAAAATGGATTGGCAGTACTAAGGAATACCAATATGCCATCTGTTTTGGTAGAATGTGGATTTATGGACATAAAATCAGAGGCAGAATTAATGAAATCTGACAAATACAGGCTGGAATGTGCCAGGGAAATTTGTAAAGGTATTTGTAAATATTTCGGATTAGTGTATAATGATGGTATGAAGAACGATGCTTTAATCTCCGGGATCAACATTTTATTTACAAAAAAAGTAATTTCTTCAAAATCTTATTGGCTGGAAAAGGCTGGTAAGGATGCAGATGTTAAACAATTGATAATTAATGCTAATATATTAGCGTAGGATGATACTAAATGTACGACGAAAAATCAGGATTATTTGTAAAAAATTTCATAGAAAACCTAAAACTTACTACTGGAAAATGGTATGGTAAGAATTTTGAGCTGCTTAAATGGCAGTCTGATATAGTCTATGATTTTTATGGTACATTAAAGGATAATGGATACAGGCAATATGAATATTTATATCTGGAAATTCCTAAAAAAAATGGTAAATGTTTACATACAGAAACAGATATTCCGACACCATTAGGATGGAAAAAAATGAAAGATTTAAAACCAAGTGATTATGTTTTTGGTGATGATGGAAAACCATGTAAGATATTATATGCTACAGATTCCATGTATGACCATAAATGTTATAAGGTTGTATTTGAAGATGGTAATTATATTATTGCAGATGATGGACATTTATGGGAAACAACTACATATATTCCATGGATGAAGACAAAATTACATAATACTATTGATATAAAAAATACTTTAAATTATCAAAAAGGTTTTAATCACAAAATCAAAGTTGCCTCCCATCTGGAATATGGTGAAAAAGAACTTTTAATCCATCCATATGTCTTAGGTGTATGGCTTGGTGACGGAAGGACTGATCAAGCAGCTTATACTCAATCGATACATGATTGTGAAATCGAAAGCAAAATAAATAGTTTTGGAGTTCCGACGAGGCATTATAAGGAAATAAATCCAAATGTATTCCAAATTGGGCTTGGAGATGGAGATAAAAGGCAAAAAAGCAGAAATAATAGTATACAAGCAAGGTTGAGGAAAATAAATGTATTAAATAATAAACATATACCTGACATATATTTACAATCTAGCTATGAACAAAGGTTAGATTTATTAAGAGGCTTGATGGATTCGGATGGATTTATATCTAAGGTTGGTCAATGCGTTTACTCAACATGTTTAAAGGAATTGTCAGATAATGTTTTTGAATTAATCGCAAGTCTTGGAATGAAGCCCAGATTTAGCGTTAAGGAAATAAATGGATATAAAGACAGCTACATGATACAATTTTGGGCATTTAATGATATTAAAGTTGCATATCTTAGTAGAAAAAATATCAGACAAAAAGAAAGACCTAAAAAAGATACAAGGGCATTTTTTAGAAAAATAATTGCTGTTGAAGATATTGACAGTGTCCCAGTAAGATGTATTAGGGTTGACAATAAAAGTAATTTATTTTTGGCCGGAAAAAGCATGATACCAACACATAATACAGAACTTGCCGCTGCACTTGGGGTTTACCATTTATTTGCAGATGGAGAAAAAAATGGAGAAGTTTATAGCTGTGCAGCCGAAAAAGGACAGGCTTCTATTGCGTTTGATGTTGCAGTGTCTATGATTGACCAGTGTCCTGCGTTGAAAAAAAGATGCAAATTGAAAGTATCGCAAAAGACATTGATAGATAAAGTAAGCGGCACTAAATATGTTGCATTGTCGGCAGAGGCATTCTCAAAGCATGGTTTTAAGCCATCGGCTGTTATATTTGACGAATTACATGCCCAGCCAAATAGGGATTTATGGGATGTTATGACTTTTGGTGCTGGAGATATAAGGGATCAGCCTGTTTGGATTGTTATAACGACCGCTGGAAATGACCCAGATTTAACCAGTATTGGATGGGAAATACATGAAAAATCAAGGAAAATTATAGCAGGAGAAACTGAAATAGATCATTGGTATTGTAAAATATATGGCGCAGACGACAGCATGGATATATATGATGAAAAAGTATGGTATGATGTCAATCCGTCATTGGGAACAACAATAGATATCGATAAGGTAAGAAAGGCAGCAAAAGGCGCCAAAACCAACGAAGCAGAGGAAAAATTATTCCGCTGGCTGAGGCTTAATCAGTGGGTCAAAGTCAAGGAAACTGGATGGATTACCCATTATTTATGGGATTCTGTGGAAAAAAAAATTGACGTTTTGAAACTACATGGTAAAAAATGTTATGCCGGGCTTGACCTTTCAAGCACTGTTGATTTGACTGCATTTTCCCTGGTATTTCCACCTCAAGAAGGTATTGACGAATGGATAATATTAACAGAAGGCTGGGTTCCTGAGAAAAATATCCAGAAGCGGATAAGAGTGGATAAGGTTCCATATGATAAATGGATAAATAAAAAATTTATAAATGCTACTCCCGGGAGCGCGGTCGATTACGATTTTATCCAGGCAACGATAGAAAAATATTCCAAACTTTTTGACATAATTTATCTGGGTGCAGATCAGTGGAATAGTAGAATGTTAACACAACGACTCAAAAAGTCAGTAGGTATGCGTGTTATAGAAGTCCCTCAAACCATGACCGGAATGAGTCAGGGCATGAAGTATTTAGAACGATTAATCCGCGATAGAAAAATAGCACATACTGGAAATCCTGTAGAAAGATGGTGTATAGGAAATGTCGTGGTTCAAGTAGACGGGAACGAAAACATTAAGCCCATGAAAAATAAAAGTAAGGAAAGAATTGACATTGCAGTGGCTATTATTAACGCCATGGCAATTGCTGTCAAATATGAAAAAGGGTCTATATACGAAAATAGAGGGGTTATAACTTTATAAAATTATATTGCAATTTTAAAAAAAATGTTATATACTAATTGCAAGCAGAACTATACCAATTTTTGGAGGTTCTTTTTTTTTATGGGTTTTTTTAGCAGATTTTTTGAAAAAAGGTCACATGATGATAATACTCAATGGCCGTCATTATCGGCTATAATGCGTGATACAACAGCAGGAATAAAAGTTGACGAGTTTAAAGCATTACAGCTATCAGCTGCATATGCTTGCATACGGCTGATATCAACTTCTATTGCCATGCTACCTTTGACGTTACATCAAAAAACTGGAAGAAATAGCAGAATGGCGGAAGAACATCCACTTAATAGGGTACTATATCGGCTTGCAAATAAGGATACAACAGCATATTTATTCAAGCAGACAATGCAAAGTCACGTACTTATGTACGGTAACGCATATGCTGAAAAAATAGTAAATAATATGGGTCAGGTGATGGCTCTAAATATATTAGCACCCTGGGATATGACGATTGATTATGATAAATCTGGAAATAAAATATATATATACAAACCTCCACAGAAAGAAAAAAAAGAATACAGGCCCGAGCAAATATTCCATTTACCGGGATTAAGCTTTGATGGAACTCGCGGATATAGTCCAATACAAGTCATGAAAAACGAGTTAGGGTTAGGGTTTGCGCTTCAAGATTTTGGAAGTAATTACTTCAAGAATGGGACAAATATGGGTGGAATAATAAGCCATCCTGAAATATTAGGCGAAAATGGAAGAAAACACTTACAAAAAACTATTGAAGAAAACTTTATGGGGTCAGAAAAAGCTATGAAATTAATGGTACTTGAGGAAGGTATGAAATATGAAAAAATTGGAATACCTGCAGAGGATGCCCAGTTTTTGCAAAGTAAAAAATTTACATTAGAAGAAATATGCAGATTTTATGGTGTACAATTACATATGATACAAAACTTGGATAAGTCAAGTTTTAACAATATAGAGCAGCAGTCAATTGAATTTAAAACATATTGTTTAGGCCCTTGGGCCGTTATCTGGGAACAGGAAATTTACAAAAGTCTCCTAAATGAGCAGGAGCAAAACGAAAATTACTATAGTAAATTTAATTTCAACGCCTTAATGCGCGGGGATTATAAGACCCGCATGGAAGGTTATAGAACAGGTGTTCAGATGGGATTACATTCTTTGAATGAAGTGCGGGAAATGGAAGACGAAAATCCAATTTTGGAAAATGGTGGCGATACTCATTGGGTGAACAGCGCAATGATACCAATAGAAAATCAATTATCAGGCGGTGCGGGAGGTGATACGAATGGACAGGGAAATACGCAGGAATGACATTGATTTTGAATTACGAGAGCAGGACGGCAAGAAAATTATAGAAGGATATGCCATAAAGTGGGAAGCGTTAAGCCAGAAAATTGGAATGTATTATCCATTTAAAGAGAAATTTACAAGGGGTTCAATGACTCAGACACTTAAAACATTTACTCAAAGGGCGCTATGGAATCATGATGATAACATCGTTTTGGGTAACACTAAAAATAGGAAATTAAAGTTAACTGAGGATGATATTGGATTAAGGTTTGAATTAGATTTACCGAATAGTCCCAATGGCGAGAATGTTTACGAGGCAATAAAAAGGAAAGATGTGGAAGGCGTAAGTTTCGGATTCCGCGCACTCGAGGAAGAATGGGACGAGACAGACCCAAAAAATGTAATAAGGACGATACGAAAAGCAGACCTGATAGAGATATCACCAACGGCGTTTCCGGCATATACACAGAGTAGTGTTACAGCCAGGAATGAAAACAACGATAAAGCATACGAGATTTTACTTGAAAATAGAAATAAAAAAAATATGAGAGAATATGCAATAAGAAAATTAAGGATGGGAGTGTTAATAAATGACAATATTGGATAAGAAAAACAAGCTAATCGACTATAGTAAAAAGCTTAACGCAATCAACGAAAAAGTGTCAAAAGAAAATCGCGGTATAACAGACGATGAGCAAAAAGAATTTGACAATATTTTGAATGAAGCTGATGCACTAAAAAACGAAATAGTTGAGGATGAAAAAAGAGCGGCCAAAAAAGCCGGGGTTGATGCATACTTAAATATGCCAGCAGTTCCACAAAATGTACCACCATCACAAAATGTGGAAGTCCCGAATGAGGAAAGAAAATACGAGAGTCTTGGCGAATGGTTAAGAAGTCCAGAAGCAAGAAACGAGCAGCGAGCAATGTCAATGGGAAATGCTGGAAGCGGTGGTATATTAGTCCCGGAACAATTTTCCAATAGTCTTTTAATGCTTGGTCCAACAGCAAATATTGTAAGAAGCAGGGCAACAGTTTTAGCCGCTGGCGATCCCCCAGATGCAAAAATTACAATACCAATATTAAACCAAATGGGATCAAATGGAATCGATGCCGGGATGGATATGCAGTGGATTGACGAGGGTGGCACAAAAGCCGACACTACTCCAGAGTTTTCCTATATCGAGCTTGAGCCAAAAGAGATTGGCGGTAGTACGATAATTACCGAAAAATTACTGAGAAATGCGCCTGCATTATCCAGTTTTTTGGAAGCTAAATACAGAATGATGGTTATGGGTAAGGAAGATTATGCCTTTTTAAGAGGCAATGGAGTAGGTAGACCTCAAGGCGTTATAGGGTGCGCAGCTGAAAAAGTTGTAACGAGAGCCACAGCAAGTCAAGTACTTTATGCCGATATAAGGAATATGTTGACAGCTCTTTATGCTGAAAGCTGGGGTAAAGCTGTATGGGTAGCTAATCAGACAGTATTACCTTACATAATTAACCTTGTAGATGCTGCTGGTAATACCTTATTTATCCAGGGAGATGTAACAAAAGGAATACCTTCGACATTATTTGGAATGCCTGTAATATTCACTGGAAAAACTCCAACATTAGGCACTAAAGGTGATTTAATGCTTTGTGATTTCAGTTATTACCTCATCAAAGACGGTTCAGGTCCATATTTTGCAAGCTCTGAACACGTGTATTTCACTACAAATAAAGTTGTAGTGAAAATGTATAACTTGGTAGACGGCTCACCATGGGTAAAATCAACATTATTACTAGAAGATGGAAGTACAACAGTATCTCCATTCGTCATATTACAATAGGAGGTGGAAAAAAATGAGAAGATTATCAGAAAAAGCAAAATTTGATATAGCATTGGTGCCTCAGATTGTATCTGCCAATGGCACTACTACAAAATATGTAAGCTTAAAAGATTGTGATCGAGCAATATTTGGCGTAGCAATACATTTTACAGGCTGTACAACTACTACTACAGCGGGACAAACATCTGCTAACACATTGGCAACAAGTGTTGTGACATTATATCAAGCAAAAAATGGCAGTGCTGGAACATCCGGAACGGCTATGGCATCAGGTACAGCATTGATGAGCTTTAACACAAAAGTAACAGAATTTGCCATAATTCCGGGCGTATGTTCTGCCGCTGATACAGTAAGTATCACAGGATATGACGTAAATGGAGATGCAAGAACAGCGTTGACGTTTACTGCTGAAGACGGTGGTACATCAGCTTCAACTGCATCAACTTCCAGATATTTTAGTATAAATGATACCGCTGGCGGTACAGCTTTAATATCCAGTGTGTGCACAAAATTGGCTGCTATACTTAATGACGTAACATACGGAGTTCCCGACCTATACGCTACAGCATCGAGCACAAATGTTACGTGTAGACCTATTAACATCGGTGATAACGTATTTACATTTACTTCAAGCACAACAACAAATATGACATTATTATCCAGTAAAGTTATTGGATTTGTACAGGTAAATGCATCAGCATTGACTTTATCCAGTGATTTTACGCATGTTGCTGTAAATGTGACTAATGAAACCGCACTTCTGACTACTGTATGGGTTACCAAAGAAGGAAGAAAAACCCTTATGCCAGTTCAAAGATGCGCTGCAATAACGACTGTAGGCGAATAAAGTGGGAGTAAAATAAAGGAGGGCTGGTAATGGATTATACTTTATATAGTGCTGTACAGACAGAAATAATAACCCTGTCAGAAGCAAAAAACTTCATAAAGCTAGATTCTACCAGCTTTTCCAGTAATTTAACAATAACTGCTATAGTTACTGGTGGGTATCATGACATAACTGCCAGTGCGACAACTACAGGCATAAATAATGCAGGGAAAAAGACATTATTTTCCTTACAGCCTGTAGCAGTTTCAGCCGGAGGGACATTAGACGTAACTATCCAGGAATCACTTGACAACACAACATTCACAGATTGGGCTGATAGTGGGTTTACACAAGTCACAACTGCTACTGCGACTACCTATCAGGAATGTGAATATACTGGATATTACCCGTACACGCGCGCGAAGTATACTATAGCATCTGCACAAGCATCATTTACAATTAATGTAATTTTGAGCGATCCTGACACGATCGAGGACGATTTAGTGGAAGAATTTATAAGTTCGGCGAGGGAATACGCTGAACA